ACCCTTAAAACACGCGACGGCCTAAAGGATTACATCTGGACGCGCGGAACCCACAACGTGGACAACGGTCTGGGCTACCTGCCCGCCCGCGAGTTTACGCGCACCTTCCGCAACAGCTTTAGCCTGTGCTGCATTCTTCAGCCTTATGTGGTGCGCGACGGCGGCGCGGAGTATCGCTTTGAGGTAATTACGGGTCCGTTTACCCTCGCCCGCGACTGCGTTGCCATGCACTTCTGCACGGGTTCTCGCCTCAAGCAAACCGATCTCGCAACGCCCGCTGGCGCTATCATCGACGTATCCGCAGACGACATAACAATTGTCACTTACCTTAAAAGCTAGGGATCGCTGATGGCATTCATTAAACTCCAGTTCCAGCCGGGGGTTGACCGCGACACAACCAACTATGCTGGTGAAGGTAAGTGGTGGGAGTGCGACAAGATACGCTTCCGCGCAGGCTACCCCGAGAAGATCGGCGGGTGGACTAGCGCCACTGCGACTTCCTACGAAGGCGTATGCCGCCAAATGTGGAACTGGGTCACCTCCTACAATGATAACCTTCTTGGCCTAGGCACCAACAGCAAGCTCTACATAGAGGCTGGAGGGTACTTCAGTGATGTTACCCCCCTACGGGCAACCAATCCCACTATGTCGACGCCGAACACAAACAACTCCATCGGCACTACAGATACTACGACGACTATAACTGTTTCACTTGGTGCGGTGCACAATGCATCCACGGGGGATTTCGTTATTATTAGCGGGGTATCCGGTGCTGTAGGGGGTGTTCCAGAGGCCGAGCTTAACGGCAACTTTAAGATTACTGTGTTAACCGCATCGTCTTTTTCCTTTGAAGTTACCACACCTGCTACTTCCACCACTACTGGCGGGGGCACGGCTATTGTGCTTTCCTTTGAGCTTGCTACTGGCAACCCAGTGTTAACCGCTGGGTATGGTTTCGGTACTGGCGCTTGGGGGCGCGACGGCTGGGGGCTTGGCTCCGCTACCCCTATATACTTCTCGCAGCGTGATTGGTGGCTGGATAATTTCGACAATGATATGGTGGCGGCACCACGCGGTGGGGCTATCTACTGGTGGTCGCGTGGCGCGCTCGTGGACCCCGGAACTTCGCTAGGGACAAAAGCTGTCACCCTTGCTTCTCTGGCTACTATAGCAGCCTTTGACCCCAACGCAGTGCCGGTAAAGGTTACTCAGGTTCTGGTGTCCCAGAACGACAAGCACCTACTGGCCTTCGGGGCGGTGCCTTTTGGTAGTACGAACCCAGACGATTTCGACCCTTTACTTATCCGCTGGGCTGACCAAGGTACGCCTGAAGACTGGACCCCCTCAGTTACGAATACCGCTGGTGATCTTCGGGTTTCTCGTGGGTCCATGATTGTGCGCGGGATGCCGACACGGCAGGAAATACTCATATGGACTGATAATACGCTCTACGGCCTCCAGTTCTTGGGGACTACAGACGTGTTCGGGCTACAGGAATACGCCAGCAACGTATCCATCATGTCTCCTCGCTCCTGCATTACTGCGGGTAGTGTGGTCTACTGGATGGGTCGCCGTAAGTTCTATACCTACACAGGGCAGGTGCAGACCTTGGACAGCACCTTGGAAGACTACGTGTTCAAGGATTTTAACTACAGCCAAGCAGAGCAAGTCGTCTGCGGGACCAACGAGGCTTGGAACGAAGTTTGGTGGCATTACCCTAGCGGTTCCTCCAACTGGAACGATAGGTATGTGATCTATAATTACGTTGAGCAGGTGTGGTATTACGGCACTATGGGTAGGACAGCTTGGCTTGATACGTCTGTTCGGGAATACGCACTCTCCGCGACCAGCGACTGGGATGGCACTACTGTGTCCAACAGCATGCTGTATAATCAGGAAGACGGCCTTGACGCTGATGGTGTGGCGATGAACAGCTATATCCAGTCGAACGACTTCGACCTTGCTGATGGTGAAGACTTCATGCTGACCAAACGGCTTATCCCCGACTTACGGTTCGATGGCTCAACAGCGACTACCCCCACAGTAAATCTGGAAATCCGCCCACGTAGGTCACCGGGAAGCGCGTACCAAACAGACCCTGCGGATACGCAGACAGTCATAGAGGCTACCGCGGATATTTACACCGAGCAGGTGTTCATCCGTGCCCGCGCACGGCAGATGGCGCTGAAGGTGGAGTCCGATACTCTTGGTGTGCAGTGGGGGCTTGGTGCGCCGCGCTTGGATGCGCGCCTGTCTGGTAAACGCTAATGGCTCTAGTAGGGTTCAAATCCACTCCTCTCCCACTACCAACAGTAGAGTTTAGCAAGCCGCAGCAGGACCAACTTATCCGCAGCTTGCAGCTATACTTCAACCGGCTGGATAGTCTCGCCCCGCGCACGGCGGACTCCTACAAGGCTGACCAGTTCATTGGCGGCGAGATAACCATTACTGGCCCTATATCCAGCCCTACTTATATCCAGATGGGCAACGGCTCCGCCGTTACTCCTGCGGTTGGTCGGCTGTGGTTTGACGAATTAGTTGGCTCGCTAAACTATGGCATGGGCGGTGGGGTCATTAACCAGCAAATTGGCGAGGAACTATATCGGTATGGCAAAGCATCCGCCGCTATTACTGAAAGCCCTTTACAACTAATATACAAAACCGGAGTTGTTAGTGGGTCTGGAGCAATAACTTTCGCCCCTGCCCTCGCCGGTATTACTGACTGCAACCGGATTATCGGTGTTGCGACGGAAGATATCGCAAACAATGCTTTTGGGCGCATTACTACATACGGCGTTGTTAACAACATAAACACAACTGGCGCATCCGTCGGTGAGACATGGGTTGACGGTGAAGACCTGTACTACAATCCGGCAACGGGGGGGCTAACCAATATAGTACCCACTGCACCCGGCCTGAAACTCTTGATTGGCACCGTGATTACTGCCTCGGCAGGGGGGTCTGGGAACTTCCTTGTACGGCTCGGCACTTGTGTGGACCTAGCACGCTTGGCGGATGTTCAGCTAGCATCGCCGGTTGACGGTGATTTGCTCATCTTCGACTCCGCTCTGGGGTACTGGCGTGACAACACACTAACTGCTGGCGCAAATATCTCCGTCACCAATGGTGCAGGCTCTATTACGATAGCTGCAACAGGGCTTACCTCTGGTACTGTAACCAGTATCAACGTAGCTGGTGGAACTACTGGGCTTACGTTCTCAGGTGGGCCTGTCACTACCTCTGGCACTATCACCATGGCTGGAACTCTGGCCATAGCCAACGGCGGGACGGGCGCGATTACAGCGCCTTTGGCGCTTACAGCCCTTGGGGCTTACGCAGCGTCTAACCCCAGCGGCTACACAACCAACACCGGCACAGTGACTTCGGTAGGCGGAACCGCACCAGTTGTGTCCAGCGGCGGCACAGCCCCCTCTATCAGTATGGCTGCGGCCACAGGAGCGGTGAACGGGTATCTGACTGCCGCCAACTGGAATACGTTTAACAACAAGGGTTCCGGCTCTGTCACCTCAGTGGGCGGAACCGGCACGGTAAGCGGCCTAACGCTCTCCGGCTCAGTCACCACGACGGGTAACCTTACGCTCGGTGGAACACTATCGCTCACTAGCGGTAACGTCACAACTGCCCTTGGCTTCACGCCATACAACGCCACCAACCCAAGTGGCTACATCACAGCATCGTCGCTGTCGGCATACCTCCCGCTCACTGGCGGGACACTTACAGGCGGCCTTAATGTCACCTCGGGTAACGTAGGTATCGGCACGGCAACCCCTAGCGGTCGGCTATCAATAGCAACCACAACCGCTACAGGGGCCAGCATTGCCTCTTGGAACTCGGCTTATTTTGTCGTAGGCCCTAACTCGGGTAATACCACCGGCGCTGCGCTTGGTATGGGTTACAATACTATAACAGATGTTGCTGAAATATCTACAATAGCCCCCGGAGTTGCGTGGAAGCCACTAAGCATAAACACAGCCGGTATAAACTTTAATAGCTCTATCGGGGGCCTTGGTGCGTCTCTAAACTTAAGCGGTGTTTTAACCGCTGTGGGGGATGTTCGCGCTCCTATCTTCTATGATAGCAACGACACGGGCTTCTATTTAGACCCCAACGGCGGCTCTCGCATGGCGCGTATAACGCTCGACAGTGGCGATGTAATTGGCGGGGCAGCCACGTTCAATAACATGAACCAACCCCACGGCACCAACACAGACTTTAACACTGTCAGTAATTTTGGTTTCCGATACTTCTATGGTTCAACCAACGGGCCAGCTATCCCGAGCGCTACGCAATACTACGGTATGACCGTGGGCCTTGGCTCTGAATATGGCGTGGGCAGCTACGCATCGCAGTTCTACTGGCCAAGGACACCCTTAGGCGGCTTGCCCTACCCATCAATCCGCGACCGCGAAGGCGGTGATTGGGGAGCTTGGTCGAAGATATATGCAGGATGGGCTGATGCCCCAAGTGGTAGCACGTTTGCTGCTACGGGAGACTTCCGTGCTCCTATCTTCTACGACAGCGCCAACACAGCTTTCTATTTAGACCCTGCCAGCACAGGGACCTCGCTTAACGTAGCTGGCGCTATCACCGCTGCGGGCAGCGTCACCACACCGGTTGTCACCAACGCAGGCACTCTGGCACTAACGGCCACTGGAGCTAATGTGGTGGCGGTGTCTACCAATGGTTCCGAGCGGATGCGGATCACCGATGCGGGCAACGTCTTAATAGGGACAACAACGACTGCCGCAGGAGCAAGTGGCACTCTACACATGGCCAACGCGGCGACAGTCCCTACCGGAAACCTAACCGGTGGCGGTGTCCTGTTCATTGAAGGAGGGGCGCTGAAGTATCGCGGGTCTGCGGGAACCGTAACGACAGTCGCAGCAGCATAGGAAGTCTATAAGATGAGCATCATCCACACCCGGAACGCCACCATCGGTCTGCTCGTGGAAGCCATCAAAGAACTTAAAGCCGAAATCGAAACACTGAAAGCACAGGAGTAAAAGATATGTTTGAATACACTTGGGA